GAAGGCTTGAGATGTAGCTTTTTCGTCAGCCACAATGTCAACGCCATTGAAGTCCAAGGAGGTGAATCCTTCAGAGCCGTGCAGTCCACCCTTGACCTTTGAAGCGGTCTTGGTGATTTTTTCCTGTGGGCGCAAGAGTTGTCCGTAGAAGCTGAATACTGCTTCAGTTGTGAATGCGATTGTCGGCTTTTGTGAGCCGGAGGTTACCGCGTTCCAAAGAGTATCAAGTTTTGCAAGTGACAAAGTTCCGGATGATGCGGTGACTGTTGACTGTAGGGTCGTGTAAGTTGAGCGTGAGAGGCCGCCGATGCTGGAAACTGCGTTTCCGTCATCCACAAGTGCGGCAAGACCTAATGGGTCTTTCGATGAGTTGCCCGTTCCGTCCGCGTAGAAGATTGTACCGAGGTCGTCGGCCATGTCTTCGGTGTCGGATTGGATGGTCAATTTCATCAGATCAAGGATTTTGTCCTCGGTGTCGGCAACTGAAAGTTCATCACCAGGCAATGCGCAGGTGATTTGGTAGAAAGACGGGGTGAACTCGAGATACTGCCTGTTGTCGGTGGCGGATACCGAGAAGGTATCGAAGCCGCGGAACGATTGTCCCGTTGCGTTCTTGCTCACTTTTACCGGCACTCTCAAAGTCCTTCCTCCCCATTTCTTTGCACCGCGAACGACCCTCTGGAAGAGGACGTTCGAGTTAAGGATAGTGTCCACGACAAACGGAAGGTATTTCGTCTGTACTGTGGTTTGTATCCTCTGTCCGTATAGTTCTGACATTTTTTTAAGAGGCTAAGTTCTAATAAATTCCTACCATGGACGTTGCGATGGATTTTTGAAGTCCTTCGTCGTCATGAAAGGTTGCGATTTGGTTTCTGCGCGATTTTCGGATGTGGTCGCGCCTGCGATGTTTCTCTTTTCGTTAAGATCTCGTTTTGCCTGGAACACCTCGGACGGCTTCATCAGCTTGAATGCAAGCCGATAGTTCCATTTGCCCGTCTCGATGTCTACAGCTTTGTTGTCCAATGCAGTCTTTAGAAGCTTGTTGCGGTCGACTTTCAATCCTTGCGGATTGAGCTCCTTGTCGGCTTCGATTGCGGCAACCTCATCGTTAAACCACTTGGTTGCGTCCTCAATGGCCCTAGTCTCGCCTGCGATTCGCTCCTGGATAGTGCTAAGCGCTTTTTCAACTGCTTTGTCTATAAGCTGCTGGGTATGTCCGGCGTAATCTTTCCATTGGAATTCATCGCCTTCAAACCATGAGGGGACATCAGCTGGAACTTCGTCGCTATTTTTTGCAGGCTTGCCTATTGCGGCGATTTTCTGCTCTAAATCCTCTCTTGCTTTCGTGAGTTCGGAAGTGTGACGCACCTCCTGCTCATTGAAGCGTATTTTCCAATCATTCTCACGTTCGATCCACCTTGGATCTTTGTGAAAATCTTTGGAATCCGAACCGCCATCTTTGTTTGCGCCATCTTTATTATCCTGGTTAGACGCTCCAGTCTGGTCGGCTTCGTTTGTATCCGGGGATGAGTCGGAGGGGTTGTCGTTCCCCTTTGGTTCAATCTCGAAGGCTGGCTGGCCCTCGACTTTCACCTGCATCATTGGGTTATCTCCCATTGTAGCATGTAGTTATTTAATAATGACTGCGTGGTCGCTTGTTTTTAATGGGTCGCCGGCAAACGACACGACCCGCATTGATACTTAAATTTTAAAGAACTATCTTTTTGGCTTTGCTGGTTTCTTTATGTGCTTCGGCAACTTCGCGTTTTTCATCGTTTCTTTCTCCCACCTGGCCGCAATCTCCGGATGGTGAATGTGCATGTATGATCTCTGTGCTTTGCTGACGAACGGCATACTTATTCTTCGGGTTTAACTTCTTCGTTCGGTGGTGGCGGTGCAACGAAATCTTCAACTTTGAGTATTTCTATCTTCTCGTCCAAGACATCAACTTCTACTTTTTCCTCCGCGGCAGGAACATTTTCCCCTACGGCAGGCTGGTTACATCTTTCACAAAGACCGTTTCCTTTCCAGACCTCGTGACCTTGTGAACAAAATTTATCTGACATGTTTTTATTTTATTGGGTTGGTACTGCCGAGAGGATCGACCGCCCTGCTGGCTTCCCCTCGTTTTTTGCTGCTTTTAATTCCTCCACTCTCATCTTATTTGCGTTGTTGGTCATGTCACGCTCCATTCCCATTGCATGGTCTTGCTCTTTGCTCATTGCGTCCTGATTAGCTGTGTCTTCTGAAGTTTGTTGCGCGGCTTGCTGGGCCATTGCGATTGCTTGCTGAACCATCTGATTATTCTTGTAGAGCAGTTGCGGAGCGTTGACCTCGAGCCAGACATTTGCGGCAAGTTCTTCCGGATTCGGGTATTCAAGGATTTTGTAGAGATCAAGGTTGGAGATTTTATTCATCTTCGCGAGCTCGAGTGCCTGGTTGGCAATCGTCATGGAATCTTTAGGAAGTAGTGAGCCTTCTTTTACGGAGACAACAATTTTTGGAGGAACGCCCCCACCGAGAAATTGAAATGCATCATCGTAGACGTAGAGAAGCTGGACGCACCAGTTATAAATGTCATCAGCAAACTGCTCGAGGTATTCGGTTACGCCTCCGCCTATGCGGTCGGTGTCTAAACCGCGTGAGATTATTTTTCCGCGCACTGTGTCCTCGCCCTGCAGTCCTGCCTGTGAAGAGCCTTTTACTCCGAAAATGTCGCGCAAACGCGCGCGTGTGTCATTGAGCTGTCCGAATACATCGGGCGGAAGAGCTGGGGTTTGGTATGTATCGATTGCTTCTTTTGGAGATCCAGCCGGGATGACCACGACGCCTCCTTTTCTGATTGCTTCGGATACGCCTTTGGCTTGGGTTGAGGTGAGCCCGGAGCGTTCGAGAGATACCACCATTCCTCCGTTCATGCGATCAGCGTTTTTATCAATCTGTTTATTGCGTTTGTTTATTAAATCTTGGTTTGCAAGGTTCTGTCCGATGAGAGATGTCTTGTCCATTGGCTGGTCGCCGAGGTTGAAGACTGTGAGGAATTCATACGGCATTTTTGGAATTGTGAAGTGGTTGATTCCTGGAATGTCCTGCGGTTCGCCTGGGGTCTGTGTTTCAACGCCATAGTCATCGACTTGTGATGTCGGCTGGCCGGGCTGTTGCTGGTCATAATTCCAGTGCGGGTTTTTCTTTTTAAAGAGAATGGTTTTATCAAATTCCCAGCACACATACTCCGCCGTCCACCATTCGATGAATTGGAGCGATGTCGCGGTATTTTCTTTGACCGTTTCGTTGATTTTGTTTACCGCATCGCCGTTTCCTTTTTGCGTCACCTTTCCGTCTTCGGGATTGGTCTGGTCTTCTTGAACGCCAATTATTTTTAAGATTTTGTCAGCGCTCAATTTTCTGTATTCGCCGATGTAGTCGCCGCTGTATCCGTCTTCGTCGATTGTAGCTTCGGGGTCAAGAATAATTTTTGTTGGGCGAATGATTCTCACTGCAGGCATGTTCTGGTCGAGATCCCATCCGAATTTCGCTACACCGAGCAGATAGATTGACCAGTGGCGCGCGCCTCTTTTTAATTTAAGACGTAGTTTTTTCTTGTCGGCAATGTCGGCGAGTTTTCCTTTGATCTTGCTTACGTATCTTGTTTTTACCGGATCTTCCGTTCCGTCCTCGGCTTTCTCGGACGCATCAAGCGAGACGATTGGTTCAGGATTTCTGCGAGTTGCTTGTGGAAGATAGGTTTCGAGTGATTCAAAAATAAGATTGTCCACCATTGGGCGGTCTTTGTCGTCTGCCGGACCCTGGTGATGTTTTCCAAGCCAGTATTTTTCATTTTCTTCGCCTTGTTTTTTCCAATCCTGTTTTGCGCTCGAGTCGTCCCATCCTTTTTTCCACTTCGCGGTCAACTTCAAAATGTCCTCATCGGGCATGTCGAGGGTTAACTCCGGCATCTTGTCGGAGACGATTCCTTGCTTCGTTTCGGATGAGGCCTCGCCTTTGCGTTTGTTGAGATCTGCTCCGAGCGAACTATATGCGGCCAATGATGTATCTTGTGCCATTAGGCTTTTTATTATTAAAAAATGACCTCGCCCACCGTCCGGTAGATAAGGTCATTCGGGAATGTCGGCGTAGGAGCGCCGATCGCGTATAAAATTGGAGGTTAGCGATTCCTCAATTTCATCGTAGCACCATTTCAACTGCTTGACTAAAATGATTCAGGGTGTGGATAACTTTTAAGCACCGAAGCCGAGAGACGATGTGTGGAGACTTCCCTTCGCTTGATAATCCACTCTCGGCTTTAGGTATGAGCGCGAGGCTCACCTTATGTTGGATTCAATTCGCGCAGGGTAATCGTGTCTCCGCTTCGGAGCTTATTTTTAGTATAGCATGTGGACGAGGCGCGATTCGAACGCGCATGCCTAGGTCGTTTAGACCATCGGTCGATAACCAAATCTCGCCCATGAGGTCCTTCCATTTTGGAAGGACCTTTTTACTACAATGCAGGTTCAGATGCCGGAACAACTTCGGGAGTTGCCTCGGGCGCAACTTCCAATTCAGATGAGTCGTCAGCACCTTCGGATTCGGCAGGAGTTGTTGCTTCCACTCCCTCGATTCCTTCTTCTTTTATTTCTTCCATTGTTTTGTTTTTTATTTTAATAATTGCGCAATTCGACATTACGCGTTTCTCCAATCGGTTTCTTTTTCTTCGTCAATCTTATCAAACAATTCTTTCGGGTTAAAGTCCACTGTTTGATTTGGATTCACCACATAGCTGTTGGGTTTGTTTGCTGGTGTTGATACGACAATGCTTCCCATGCCGGCAAAGCGCATCATGCCAACGCGCCAGAATACTGTTGCGAGCGCGCGGTGGTCTCTTCCGTTGCGTATCCACTTGTAACCTCTGATCTCATTCGTGTTCGGGTCGAGCACTTTCATTTTTGAAAGATTATTCCAGTCGAGCCAGTATTCAAACCAGTCATCTTGCGTTCCGTGGACACGAATGAGTTTCATACGGAATTCATCAACGCAGAGCTGTATTGCGCGGTTTCTATCGACCGTCACAGCGCCATGTTCATCGCCTTTTCCCCAGACAGCGAGTTCATTCTTTTTTCGGTCGCCTGTTAGGTAGCAAAGGTATACGCGGCCAGGCCAGCGTTCGGCGAATGAGCGAGAGCCTATCAGGTCGCCTCCGGCATCCACCACGAAGATAAGATTTTTCCAGCGATCCATTAGCGCGTTGAGTTCCCCATAGTCAGTGCAATCGCCTTGGAAGAATAAGCCATTTTTGTTTCCGAGAACGTAGTCAAGACGGAGTCCGGTATCGAGGCCTCCGATAATGCGTTCATCAGCAGTCGGCGCCCAGGGCAGTCCGGTAAGGTTTTGGAAGAAGCTATCGCGCAGAAGTTTTGACGATGCATCAGCGAATGGAAGCCCGAGGATTTTAGTCGAGAAGAATTCAGGAGTGATTTCGGGATTGTTGTATTTTGAGATTATTTCTTCCGCGCTCATCCATGGACAGATCAGTAGGGGCACCCAGTAACCGCTTATCGGACGGCCGGGGTATTTTGCTTTCCATCGTCCGGTGGCTCGGGTATAATTGTCTATCTTTACGCGGCAATGTTTGCATACGAAGATTTTCTTTTCCAAATCGATAGACATTTTCTTTGAATTATCTATGTCCCAATTAAGAAATTGCTCGAAGCCGCATGCCTCACATGTCACCATCCAATGTTTTTGGTCGGACTTGAGCCAGTCTGAATGCACGCCTATTTCGGGAAGCGATGGGTGGCTGAATGTATGAATCTGTTTGAATCTTGAGTGTTGGAGACGTGCCTGGTAGTCCGAGATAACATCAAGCTTGGAGCTGTCTTTTTCATCGTGTACCAGGCGATCGGCAGTGATCATGATTGCGGCTTTTTTCGTCCATGTGCCGCGAAAATAAATCATCGAATCACCGACCTGTTTCTTTTCGATTGAGTCGTTATTTTCCACATCCACGAGCATGCCTATGTTGTTGGCGATTAGACGATTCACTTTCCCACCAACGAAGTCGCTCACGTCCTTGTCGGTTGGGAGCGTATAGATGATGTCCATTTTGTTTCTCTTTGCGTCCCGGTGGTTTTTTAGTATCTGGCACGTGCTCATACCGACCTGCGCGGCTTTCATAACCGTGAGGTATTGGGATTGGTCATCATAAATCGCCTGCAAGAAAGGATGCCCGTAGAATTCTATCGGGTCGCCTTTTTCATTAACGATTCTATTCTCGAGAACCCAGTCTATAGAGCCGCGGTCTGTGCGTTCGGTGGTAAGTTGGTTGTGTATGTCTCCTGCCATGTGACTGTTCCTTGTTTTATAAGCACTTCACACACGTCTTACCTGGGCGCAATAGACGCACACGACCTGGCGTCCTCCATCGAGGAACTCCGGCTTGCCGACGCCGTTGAGAGGCTGAATCTTTATAAAGTCATGGACGCAATTCATTTTGTTTTTGATTTATCTTTTATCATTTTTACTGCCACAATCTGGCCTACGACCTTTCCGTATAATGGACTCGCGAGAACTCTTCCAAAATCCTGGAGCACCTTGTTGCGATAATTTCTATCTTTCACGTTTTTGCAGATGTGGTCGTATTGCGCGGCGTAAGCTTCTGATTCCTGTGCGATGCGGAAGTATTGGTCATCCATGTATCTGCTCCACCAGCCGTCAGGATTCGCGCCTTGTTGTTTTGAGTGGGTTTCTTCGTGGGCCATGAGATGTGGTTCGACTTCTCGACCGCTTGGGACATAGAGAGTGTCTCCGTAAGTGAAGACTGTTGTATTCGGATCAGGCTTCATTCCATTGATCAGGATCTGATCGTAGATTGGAGGCAAGTCTTTAACTATTTTCATTTAGTTTTTTATCACGTTCCTTTTGCCAGTAAGCCTTGATGTCTGCTGTCATTGCTTCATTCAGTTTTATGCGGTATTCGTTCACAGAAGCGTGGGGAACGAGGTCGTGGCGCACATCACCACTATGCTTAACTTTGTCGCCAAATTCTTCAACGTCCCAATTCTTTTCCAGATACCATTTAGCAGTGGGGAGATCGTTGTTTTCTATGGCTTGCACGACTACTTGTCTCGCTTTGAGTACCGGGCGCTTTTTCCATACAACTTTCATCTGCATAAATTCCTCATTTTCTGATTGATAGTTGTATAGCGTTCTTGGTGAAATGTCCGCATAAAAGCAGGCTTCTTCGTCACTACAGCCTACCTTGAAAGCCACCTCTAATTTCTGCAAAGTGAGTTCGCCCATAACCGATGGTCTTCCTGGCCCTTCATTTGACTTTTCTTCTATTTTGGTTTCTACTATATCAATAATAGGCTGGACTTCGGCTTTGATTTCCTCGGTCATCTTCACGTCTCCGGTAGCGTGAACTTGAGGCGATTTATCTTCCTCTTTTTGGTTGTCCGTCATTGTTTGTTTTTAGAATCATGCCGAATCTTTTAAAAGTGTTTTTACCTCTCGACCCTTTTTTGCGCTTTTTTCCGCCTCTATGATGTGTCTTTTTTAGTCTATTCGGTTTCATGATTCAATTCTATCACATTTTCTCATCTGTAGCTGTCGCCTGCCAGAAGTCATTGTGAATAACTCCTATGTCGTCAAGAGCACCATTTAGTATCTCTGCCTCGTGCGGACTTGCGAACCTTAGTGCGGCGTGTTCTGGGTTGGTGAGAATTTCAACCATTTTTTGTTTGCTTATGAAAAAATGACACTTGTCGTCCGGGCATTGGAAGCCTCTTGATACAAAAATCATCTTTGTGTCGCAGTCAGGACACTTTCGGTGGATCAGATTCTGCCATTTTCTTCCGGGCATGTTTTTACCAAGCTATTTTTTTGCCGTTTTTAATAACGTGTGTTGATTCGGTAAATTTGAGATACCGACCGATTGTAGCATCGACATATTTGGGATCAAGCTCAATCAGGCGCGCACAGCGGTTTAATTGCTCACATGCCATCATTGTGCTTCCGGACCCTCCGAATGCGTCCAATACGATGTCGTTTTCTTCGCTCGAGCGTTTCAGCGCTCGTTCGGCGAGTTGGACGGGCTTTTGTGTCGGATGGATGTATTGATGCGTGTTGTCGCGTTTTTGATACCAAACATCGAGGTGTTCTTGAAAGGTTTTAAGGTCTACGGTCCAGAGCTCTGTAAAATTTGCGAATGTCCTATTTATAAATCTTGGTTTCCCATTTTTCCATCCCACCAAGCAAGGTTCGTATACTCTATGAAAGTTTTGCCCTGGAGAATAAATCATACTATT